ACCGGGCACAGAATCCCACAACTGGATTGCTGCAACCAGATCGCCCGTCGCATCGTCAAAATCACGACCCGTCGCGTCCTCAAACTCTGCGTCGTCGTGGTCTAGCCAGTCCAGACCCCCCGACCCGAAGTCAGCAAGAATCGACCTGATTGACTCTTCGTTATACCCTTCAACGCCTAGCATCGCCTCGATGTCACTGCGGGTAAGGTGGTGAACCTCAATAATAGGCATGTTCTGGAGATCGTCGCCCCACGGTGCCCAGTAGAACTTGAACGGATCAACCCGCTCCCACTCATCGCGCAGCACGTCTACTGGTTGTATTCCTTCAGGCCCGCCATACTGCAAGACCTTTCGCCGTCTGGGAATCGGCCCTTTCAAAATGGCATACGGGAACGTCGCAATGTCGTTTGTAAACTCAAACAGCGCTTTGGTAAAATTACCTTCCGCCATCTGGTCTTCCATTTTAGTTTCCATGCGTTCCACGCGCTTCTCAGCTTCGTGTTTCATCTCCCGCATCGCGGTGTCTTTCATACCCGCAGCAAGCTGTTTTAAATCCATGGGGTCCAGTGGCGCGTTACCCTCAGCGTAATACATCTGAAGGTTGCCTTCCATGATCCGTTGCAAGTTAGCAATAACGTCTGGGGGAACGTCAGGCACCGGAGTCGGCGACAGGCTCCACGGCTTGTCAGCACCCGTGCCGAGCAAAGTATCTCTCAACCATGCTGTGGCAGTCCGGCACTTGGTGCTGACAATCCCCATGAATATCTCTGAGCCGCCTTGTTCGCGAATCTCAGCTAGTTTCTCTGGCTCGTACTCCATGTTCCGCGCTCGGACGCACTGAATCAGACGGTCCTCTATGTTCTCGCGGTGGTGGTCTCGCATCACCTCCCAACGGCGGCGCGTATGCGCAGCTAACCCCTGAATGATGGGTTGATTCTGCATCTCAGCAGCAGCACGTTTAGCCGCAGCTTCAATATCTGAAGCACGGGCGACGGGTATAAGTGGTGAACCTAACGCCATGGCAATACCTTCACTTTCGCCTCGAAAGTACCATCCAGCTACTAACGAGTCAATCTGTTATGTCCAGCCAGCAGATGACACACGTACAACCTCTCTGCGGTTGCCTGCCATCATATGACCGCCGAAAACCTCGCCTCCATCAGCATGGAGACACAAGTACTGGAACGCATCGGCAACATCGGACCACGGGTGAGACTTTTCTGGCTTCTCGTCTTTTTCGCCCTTGGTGTTTATTTTGTATCGGTACTTACCAGCTAGTGCTTGGACCAACGGCTTAGCCCCTTCGGGGTCAAGGATCAGCCCATACTTACCATCTACGACTCTCGTCATAAATTTCTCTACCGCTGCGAGTCTAGCAGCAATCGAGTTCGAACGCGCGGGTCGGACAGTAAACCCCTCGTTTTTATAGATGTCAGCTACGGTGCGCTCATCTGTCTGCACCCGCTGAAACGCTGCCGGGTCGATTATTACCAACGTCCGTCGGCCCGGAAACTTGTTTGATAACAAGGGCTTAAGCTTCTCGCGCACGAACCGCAACGCCCCCATTCCATCTGATATTATCGCATCATGCACAATAAGTCGACCATCATATGCAACTTCGCCGACAACGGCAGCTGGCGTCAGCCCTGCGTCGACGCCGATGATCAACGGATTGTCGCTGTACAACGGTGTTATCTCGGTCTTAGCCACATGACTCGCTCTGTCAAACGCCCTAAATACTGGCTGACCGCTTAACGACTTACCGAACTCAGCGTGAATATACACACTGATCCAGTCTTCGGTCTTACCCTGCGCTAAGTTATCGTAGTAGTCATCAGGCAGAAACTGCGTCCAATCGGCCTCAGGGCTAAGCCCCGACGGCTGTATCGTGACATGGACGTTATCTGGGGGTTCCGTGAGTAGCTCTTCCCAGAAAGTATCCTGATCCGGCGGGTTCGTCATACCCCACAGGTGCGCGTTCGACCGCCCATCGTCGGTTTTACACCCCACTCCGTTCATCATTTTGTCCGGATAACGCCCCACGCGGCCCTGCGCAGCGTTATAAATATCGGGGTGAATCTCTCTAAACTCGTCAAAAATGATGAAACTCGCCTGTAGCGACAACAATCGCCGAACGTCGTTCGAGTCATCAAGCCCGCGGAACAACACTTCGCACTCAATATCACCGACTTTTAGAATAAATTTGTACTCAGTTTTGAGGAATGACCCCATAACCCCGTCAGGTATCCACTTCAGGAAGTCAGGAATTGACGTATCCCGCAACTGTTCACGCGTGTTACGAACCCAAATACAACGCGAGCGTCGGACACCGTCCTTACATCTCGCCATCTGCGCCGCGTGATGCAGGATTTTCATTATACCCGCGGTTGTTTTAGTCGATCCAACAGGTCCAACAGCCAGCGAAATAAACTTTTCAGAGTAGAAAAACTCGTCCAGACTTTCGATGACTTGGAAGTTAATCTCATGCGTCATGTATCCACCGCGGAACTTGTCCCCTCGATTGTGATGCCCTGCTCGTCTTTAGCGCGTGTAATGTTTATCACAACCTGCGGACCCGTGCCCGTCTCAGCTTTTACGTCCGGTTCAAGCCGCCCCATCTTGTTGAGCATTTTCTGAAACTCAATCTTCGCATTCACGTTGATCGTAGAATCTTGCATAGTGCGGAACAAGTTATCGAGGTTTACTGCGCCCATCAAACGCGCAAGCGTTTCCATGTTGGAAGGGTCTTCCTCCAACATCTCTAGCTGCCCCCTAGACAGGATCATATTCTCATCGTCGGGGGTCAGACTCCGAACTTTATCTACCTGACTGCTCATGAATACAAAGGATAGGGACTGACGGTGTTTAAGTCAATATAAATGGGTAAGGAGAACAAAACAAGAACAAGGGTAAAAATAGGGGTTGGGTTATACGGGATACATAAGGGCTGGGGCCAGGGGGGAGGGGGGTCGGTCCCTGTACCCCATTGTTTACGTCGCCGTATATGTAGGAGGGATAAATATATATTGTGGACATTTCGGGCATTCGTTCGTTTTGGAAGCACGCGCCGAGCTACCGCGCGTAAAAGATAACGGGCCTGACCGCGCCCAGTGCAATGCGGGCTATATCTTGAGGGGCATAACGCGTGAAGCAACACGCCTGAGGCCAACTGCACGTCACTCATTTGCGGCACCGACGCGTCGGGCAAAAACAGTCTACTCTAACATGACATCGGCGAGATTGTCAGATTTATCTGATCAACATGTTACAGCTCCAAAGGCGGGACACGCATCCGAGAGGCTCCCCAAACGTATTAAGCACGGCGAGTGCCCAAGCGGCTCGGGTAAATAGCGCATGACACATTGTGTGCAGCGCGTGACAGGACAACTGGCCAACCAGTTCGCAGTTTATCTGTGCCTGCTCACCCGATCTGCACCTTGTGTCAATGTAGGGTGCATCATGTCGGTGCATCCTAGTTTGACACAAACAGGAGGCTATTATGGCTATTCGTAAATCTCATTACGTTCGCGCTGCGATCCGCGGCATCAATACACGTGCAACTTCATTGCGCAATGACATCCAAGCTATCGCTATCGAGTGCAGCGGTCACGCATTCATTCACGGCGACGTCACATTGTTTGACGATTTGTTTGACGCATTGTCTGGCATGAACCGCAAGTTGTTCGTCAAGTGGGTAACCAAGTATGGTTTTGCATCTATCGACGGCGAGACTGGCAAATTCAAGCTCAACAAAACAATGCGCAAGAATACCGACTTCGGTGGCAATGACCCATACCAAGATTGCATTGACTGGTTAACTGCTAATGCATCCAAGTGGTGGGCAAAGGAAGAAACTGCAAAGCAGATCGCAAAGGATCAAGACGTTGCTGAGTTGTTGGCTGCACTACTGCGCAAGATGGACAAGACTGAGGCCGATGGTGCCACTGTCAAGAATGCAGACGAACACAAGACTGCTGAGTTGATCCACCTAGTCACAGAACGTGCGCGCCGTGCCGCTGCATAATCCAACGACTGAACCTATTATTACAACCTGCGCCACTGGTTCGGGTTGTAATATTTGTTGTAATAATACCAAATGCCTGTTTTATAAGGCTTTTTCATACCTATTATTACATTATTACATTATTACATAAATAAATAGAGCAGTCTCGTATGGCACTTTTGTTTACGGTAAACATAAAAACGCGCATGCAATCGCTCTCCAGTCTCTACTCTCTCTGGCAGTGTAATAATGTAATAATAGGCACCTAACCTATTGTTCTCAAAACAATAACACGTTTTTCAATCTGTAATAATACAACCATGCGAGGTGTAATAATGCGAGACATCCTACTCTCAACACTGGCGACGTGCGCCGTCGCGTTCCTTTTCACTTGGCTAATCATCAACTGGTTACTCGGTTGTGGTGAGGCATTTCCCACCATCACAGGCGGCTATGTCTACGGCGAGTGTTGGCTGCATCCATGGGAGGCACCAAAGTGAGTTACTACAACGGTCTTATGTTCGATGTAGAGGGCAACGCCTTTTACACGCCTATATTCCCCGCCGCCGACGATGATGCTGCATGGGAGTATATCCAGTCAGAGTATCCAGAATACTCGCCAGTCGACGTTCTATTTGCAGGAGGTGACAATGAGTGAACGCCCATCAATCCAAGTAAGTATCAAACATGTTTACGGCGCACGTAGGGTATACCCTGCTTGCATACGCTCGCGCCAATTCGCGGAGATTGCAGGGACACGCACCCTGTCGGACTACACGATCTCGTGCATCAAGAACCTTGGGTTCGACGTCAAAGTAAAAGCGGAGGAACTATGACATGACGGAAACCTTAGAAGAAGCCCTTGAACGTCTGCATGCAACACACGTTGCGCAAGTTGCAGAGGCCATAGGTAGATCATCACTAGGCCACCTTGAGGGATCAATCAAAACGCACTTTGGTGAACGCTGCGCCGATTACGATCGTGACTGCGTCGTCTGCCAAGCATGGAATGCGTGGGATACCCTCGCCAAACTATATGAAGTGGAGACCCCATGAATATCTTTGTACTCGACACCAATCCGCAAACCGCCGCGCAGATGCACTGCAATAAGCATGTGGTCAAGATGCCTTTGGAAGCTGCGCAGATGTTGTCCACCGTTCACCATATTTATGACAGTGACGACTCATCACGCGTGTACAAGCCAACGCATCGCCACCACCCTTGCACACTGTGGGCTGCTGCTTCACGTAGCAACTACTCTTGGCTGTTCGAGTATTTTCGCGCACTGAACGACGAATACTTTCATCGGTACTACAAAGACCATGCATCGTGGCTCAAGTTGCGCGACGTCTTACGGCGTCCACCGTCGACAATGTTCGACGACGCCCCCACCCCATTCGCGCAGGCTATGCCTGACGAATACAAAAACGACGACGCTGTTGTTGCATATCGGACCTACTACAAAAACGACAAAGCCGACTTGCTTGTATACACACGTCGTCAACCCCCCATCTGGCTAACATGTTAGGAGGATAACATGCCATCAATTTCAGAAGTAAAACAAATCTGCGTAGAGATGCTACGCAACGCGCCCAAAGCGGTGCCGTTGTTGCTCGGTAAGCCCGGCATGGGCAAGAGCGACGCGGCGGTTCAAATCTCTAATGACTTAGGGTGTTACGATGATCGCGTCCTTGTGGTTCATATCAACAACCATGACGTCGTTGACTTCACGGGCGTGCCGTCTGTTGTCGACGGTATCACCAAGTTCAACCCCACCGATATGTTCTATCGCTTCCGCGAGGGTACAGGTGCGGGTGTCATCATCCTTGAGGAGTTGCCGCAGTCATCGACGCAGCACCAGACGTGGGCCGCAGGGTTCATGTTGGAGCGTGAGACGCCGACGTTCAAGCTCGATCCGCAGGTGCGCATCATCGCAACTGGTAACCGTGTCGAGGATAAGGCAGGGGCCAAGCAGCTACTGTCGCACTTGAATGACCGTATGTATCGCTTCAACGTAGAGACATCACTCGACGATTGGTGCGCATGGGCAATCGACAACGACGTTGATCCACTGGGTATTGCATTCTTGCGTTTGCGTCCCGAGTTGCTCAACGACTTCGACGCATCGCGTCCATCTAATCCAACGCAGCGTTCTTGGACCAAGGTGTTCAAGGAGGTGCCGACATCCCTACCGCCACACTTATACCTGCATGCTTGCGAGGCCAAGGTAGGCGAGGGTGCCGCTGCTGAGTGGACCGCTGCACGTGACATGATGCACAAAATGCCGAACATCGACGTTGTGCGGATGCACCCTGACACGACTGAGGTGCCGACTGAGCCTGCTGTGTTGTTTGCTGTGGCGACGTCCATGTCCACGACGACGACTGCTGACGCGTTCCCACGTGACATGCAGTACGTCAACCGTATGCCTAAAGAGTTTCAGATGGTCTACGTCACTGACGCACTGCGCCAACACCCTGAGCTACAAGCCACTAAGTCCTTCACTGATTGGGCTATCCAGAACCAGAACATCTTTATGGGAGGTAACTAATGACAGATGCAGAGTTATTCGAGTGGCTAGACAAATGTCCCCACCCCCACTGGTTCTTGTCCACAGATGGTGAAGGAACCATCACCATAACCCTTACAGAAAAGGTAACTGAAGATGAATGACATACTTCGTAATGCAATCGCCGCCGCTGCAACCGCAGCGCCTGTAGAGCAACAACCGACTGAGCCTGCTGTGCAGGCCGTCGCACCCCCGCCTGTCACCGAGCAGGTATCCGACACCGACGGTATCATCAAAGGCTTGGACGAAAAAGCTGTACTCGTGTCAGTCAAGCGACGCATGTACTCGCCGTATGCACTCGACGCTGAGGAGAGTGAACGGTACGGCGCGGGTAACGTGAACAAGCATTTGTTCAAGGGTCGTGACAATCGCGTCAAGCAAGCGATCAGCAAATACACCGAGGTCTATAGCTACATCAAGTCACACACTGTGCCTTGGTCGACTGGTGTGGATATGTTGAACATCAACTTGTACCAAGAGGTCACGCATACCCTACGTCGCTTGATTGCCGAGGCCAACGCCACTGTGGATGATCTTGTGGATAACTGGGACTACGAGGTGCAGCGTGATTACAACCGACTACTGCCCACTGGACACGCGTCGCTTGATGACTACCCCACTGCGGAGCATGTGCGTGATCGTTTCGGTATTGAGGTGCAGTTCATGCCTGTGCCTACGACTGGCGACTTCCGCGTAGAGATCAGCGATGAGGACAAGGCGTCGCTGTTGTCACGACTACAAGATGCAGGGCGTAACGCCGAGCGTCACGTTATCAACAAAATGCTTGAGCCTATGATTGCCGCTGCTGAGAAGCTGGCCGTGCCCATCGGCACCGACGGTAGCATCTTTCGCGATAGCCTAGTTGAGAACCTAGTCGACGTCGCTGACCGTATGGCCCGTGTCAACCTGTCAGACGATCCAGTAATTCAGAAACAGATTGCTGACTTAAAATCTATCGTCGGTCAGTACGCCGACAACATCGACGTGTTGCGTAACTCACAGCATGTGCGTGACGTAGCATCTAAACAGATCAGTGACCTGATCGGACAAATGAAGGGAATAGTGTAATGGTAGCACTTAGCAAACCGTTTGCGCCTCTGGCGTTTCCAAACCTTGACGACTTACAACGGCGCGTAGCCAAGGCCAAGTCGTTGTTGATCCTTGACCATCCATTCTTTGGGGCGTCAGTTTCCAAGCGTAACATCGTGTACACCGAGAGTGTGCCGACTGCCGCTATCTCTGCCACTGGTCAGATATACATGAACCCTGTGTGGTGTGACCCGCTGACAGTTCGCAACCTTATGTTCTTACTCGCACACGAGGCGATGCACTACATGCTTGGGCATTCGTTCAGATTGTTGAACCGTGTCCACGATGCTTGGAACGTAGCATGTGACAAAGTAATTAACGACTTACTGATTGATGCAGGTGTCGGCGACTTCATCGACGGCGGAGTGACCATGGACGGTGCGCGTAATTATGCCGCTGAGGAGTTGTACGACGCGAACGACACAGGCGGTGCAGGCGGAGGTATCGGCAACGACATCGGTGATCCTGTCGACGACGGTGGTTCGCCCTTGGATGAGAGCCAACGCCACGCGCTAGAGGCACAAGCTAAGATCGAATTGATCCAGTCTGCCAAAGCTGCCAAGGCTATGGGCAAGTTACCCGCAGGTATTGAGCGTGTCATTGAGGAGATGCTCAACGTCGCAACGCCGTGGCACGAGAAGCTAGAGCGTTACATGCAGTCCAAGATCAAGGACGGTTATACATGGACGCGCCCCAACCGTCGTTTCGTCGGCGCAGGCGTCTATCTCCCTGGGGTCGACTACACGCCGCGCATGGGTGAGTTGGTGATTGCAGTTGATACGTCGGGGTCTTTGTCGCAGCGTGAGATTGAGTACTTCAACGCCCATATCAATCGCATCTTACACACATGTCTGCCTGAGAAGCTGACCGTTGTGTACTGTGACGCCGACATCGCAGGTGTATCCGAGTATGTGCCTGACGACTTACCCATTCAGATCAAACCACTGGGAGGTGGCGGCACGTCATTCCGTCCTGTGTTCGAGTGGCTAGATAACTATGACGGCGAGGTCGAGTGCCTTGTGTACTTTACTGATGGTTATGGGGACCAAGATACCCTTGACGACTCATCAGTTCCCACAGTTTGGCTATCGACTGGACACACTGAGTTCCCATTCGGCGACGTTATCGAGTTCGACGTCGCTGTTTAACCATAGCAAAAGGAGAAAGATATGGCACACGGAGATATAGCGTACCAATCGCATCGAACGTCGACAGATGCAGCGATGATCGACATAACGGTAAGACTACAAACAAGCCAATGGTCAAGCCGTAAGAAAAATATTGTGATGAACTGCATCGACACAGGGCTAATCACATGTGGCTTAAAGACTGCTGACATGATCGCAGATGTAATGGATGCTTATGACATACCTGTGAGGTTCAAGCGCACATGGTCGTACGACGGTGACAAGAACTACATCATTGTCCACGACGAACACATAAAGCCTGAAAAGCTTGATGAGTTAAAAGCGATTGTCGCTGCACGGTGCAAGATGAACCAAGTCAATGATCGTGCAGGTTACGACGAACATCATTTTCTGCGCACGGTTGAACGCCCTGAAGACTACGCCCGACACTGGTCGGCAAGTCGTATCCCATTCTACAAAGACATGACGTTAGATGACTGGGCCGTCGAAGACGACGACGCGTCACGTTCGCGTAAGAACACACTGATGCAGAGCATCCGTGACGGAGAAATTATCACTGCAACCTACAAGCCATAAGGAGGATACCATGGCCTATGTAAGAAAGACTGACACAATGCTTGATGACGTGCGCAGAAATGTGCGCCACATGAAAGACCGCGAGTTGGAGTTGGTTGCCAACAACAACGTCGACAGTTCAAGCGATCCGCAAATCTACCGCAGCATGAAGAACGCGATTGAGACTGCTGCATGGGAGGCGGCACCCGCCCTCAAAAACCAGATGCCCAAGGAGTGGTGTCGTGCGAAGCGCGAGGCGTTTGTCCGTCGTCGTCTGCCAAATGGCACACTGTCACCTGAGTTGACGTTCACTGCTGCTGAAGACGACGATCTGAAACTGCCACCAAATGCTGACAACTGGCGGTATCGCGTTGAGATCACATCCGCTCATATAGATACAAGCCTTGACAAATGGTATCAGGAAGCGTCTAATCGTGACGCTAAGAGAGATGAGATCATGCAAAAGTTCAATACTATTGAGGATCAACTGTATAACTTCTTGAACAGTCACGCGTCGTTGAACGCTGCGCTGAAGGAGATGCCACAGATTGAGTTGTATATCCCGCAGCAGTACTTGGACAAGTATCGTCAAGCGAGTGCGCCGCGCCAGAAGGCCGAGCGCGTCAACATGGTTGATGAGCTGAACATCGACACCGACGCACTAGCGGCAGCAGCGATTGCGCATCGCATTGCAACAGCGAGTGGCGGCAATGGGTCATAGTCGAACATTCGGTGGGCTAATCACAGAGCGTGAGGTTGACGTTGTCTGCCTCCGCTTCGGCATCGGCGATCCAAACGAGGAAGGCAAAAGCCTACAAGAGATTGCTGACATATACGGTGTAAGTCGCGAGCGCGTCCGTCAAATCGAGCAGCGAGCGTTGGGTAAAATGCGTAAGCACCCTGCGTTTAAACCGCTGCGTCCCTTTGTACAGGAGGTATAACATGGCAAAGGCTAAGAAGACTAAGAAGGTAGCACACGGTGACAAGCAGAGGCTAGTCTGGGACTACTTACTTGAAAACAAAACCGCTAGACCTGCGGAGGTCGCACGAGCGACAGGTGTATCGTATGGCTACGTCCACAAGTTGATGAGTAAAATCGGCACACCGCGCGAGGTGTTCGAGGCTGAGGAAGCAGCGAAAGCGTCGACTACAGAAGTTCCCGGCAACACGCCGACGACGACAATCAAGTCAGTAAGCCGTTCTGTGTTTGTAGGGGCGGCAGTGGTTTGCGTTGTACTTGCGTGGGTACTGTATGCACGATGAACTAGGTCGGCTGAAGCAGCAATTCGATAAGCTGCAAGCCAAAGCGAATAAGCAACGTAACGAGATAGCGCGTCTTACCCAAGCTGTGGAGAAACTACAGAAGGATAAGGCGTCGCTACTCGCTGACCTTAAATGGATAAGAGGCGAACATGGAAAAGGAACCAACAATCGGTAGACGCATGGGGTTTATGGAAACCTTACAAGATACCCTAGCTATCTATAGAAGTGTACGTGATTCGGGTGATCCCAAATGGACATTCGAGGATAAAATTTCGTTCGGCGATGCAATCGAACACATAAAATTGTCTGACATATACTTTATGGGCGAAGAATTTACAGAGATGCTTACTGACTACACAGGTCAGTTCCAAGATGTAGTGGGCGAAGACATTCGTGTGTCTGAGTTCACGCGCCCACCGTCCAATCGGTGCTACTTACGCTTGGATGCATACAAGCGACATGCTGATATGCAGAATATCGCAGCCCTAACCGAGTGGTATGAAGACGGTACTACGGCGGTCACACTTGTTGCACCGTACTCTAAGCCGCAGAGACTAGGCGGGTTCAATGCAAAAAGAGGTGTTGGGTTTTTTGACGACGATGTAGACGATTGGCCCGAAGATAAGTGGCAAGCGTACACTCAGTGCATACTGTTAACAGCAGGTGCGTTTGAACTTATAAACACCCCACGGTTTGTGAAGTCAGAACCCGCAGGCACTCGCGCACAGCGCAAGTTGTTTAAGCGCGAGCAAGAGATACCCATGGAAGTATGGCACCAAATATCTTGGAACATCAACGAA